GGAAAGGTGGATATTTGGTTGTTCCAGAAGTTCGGATGGCTGTCAATGTCAGACCTGGAGATCTTTTGCTAATTGACAACATGCGTGTTATTCATGGGAATACACCGATTACTGCTCCAGATTCTGGTGAAGAAAACATGATGAGAATGTCATTAGTATTCTATTTCCGTGAAGATATGGATAATCTTGGATCATGGGAATATGAAGCTATTCGTAAAAACTTTGTTGACACAAGGAGATTGAATAAAGGTCATAGACTTTGGAAACAATATTGGAATGGTGTTTCACCGAATATGTTCAATGAGAAAGAATGGTATGATTTTCTAGAGGACAAAGGTGGAAGGGATATGGTGCAAGAATATCATCCAGAAGCATATGCTCAAAAACCTACATTAGAAGGATTTTTTCAATGAAGATAGTTTATTTGATTGGTATTCCAGGAACTGGAAAGACCACTGTGATGCGAAACTTTATGAGTGGATTTGAAGGTTGGAAGGATGATCGTCCAGCTGATTTACTTGATACTCAATATATTAAAGAAAAAAAATTGAGAGTGCTTGGAAAATATAATGATGAAGAAGTTTTTGGAGGAACAGATCGACTTTCGATGGCAGTGGCTCCGAAAGCAATTGATTGGATTTCAAATGTTTTGAGAACAAATGAGATGATTGTGGGCGAAGGAGATCGTCTCAACAACAAGAAGTTTTTTGAATCATGTGGTGATTCGTTGACAATTATTCACTTGACAGTTTCAGATGAAGAAAGACAACGAAGATACAAAGAAAGAGGATCTGATCAATCTGAAAAATTCATTCAGACTACCAAGACAAAGGTTCAAAATATTCTTGAGCATTTTGGACCACGAGCTACTCTTTTCGGAGAGGAAGAAGGCTGCGTGAAGACGTTTGTTCACGAGACTCCAGATGATACAGAAAAAATTGTAGAATTCATGAAAAAAATGCTTGACATTTCCTAAGGGAAAGAAGATAATAAATCCAGATTGTTAGTGAATGTTAATTTAATGCAGGATTTGTTATGAAAGCTACAAAGTGGTTGTCAATCTTCCCCAATGATCAACGAGCCAAGTTTGACAACGATTATGTTGGTTTTGCGAAAAAAGATGATCGTGGATTTAACATGGGTGGTTGTTATCTTTATGCATACGATCCAACAGGTGAGATTGTAAATGAAACACCTGATCATTTAGATGAGCGTGTGATTTATATTGGAACAGCTGGTAGCTCGACTGCAAGAGGAATCTGCTCAAGAACATTAGATTTCTCAGGAACAGTCATTCGTGGATTGAGTCAAAAGAATCCATACGAGAACGGAATGTATTTCCGAGCAATCTACGGAGAAGAAAACAAAAGACATTTGTATGTAGCATACTTTCCAATGGGATATGGTCCAGAGATTAAACTGAAAGCTCATGGAAAAGAATCAGAATTGATTTCTGAATATAAAAGTGTTTATGGATCATTACCTCCTGTTGATGGAAGACAAGGTCCAGAAGTCATGATACGAGAGCATGCCAAGGCTCTTACAGTTTCTCAGATGAAAGAGCACATCAGATGGTGTATGAATCAACTAAAAATGAATGGAGAATCTATAGATGAGTAAATTTACAGAAGATTATGTTGCATTTGTGAATAGTGTGACAAGTGAGGAGTCAAGACTAAAGTTTCCGTTTGACGCATCACTTTCAAAAATGGAAAACCAGCATGCAGTTCCACCTCAAAGATTGATCACAGCTGCACTTGGATTATCAGCTGAAGCAGGTGAATTTGGTGATCTAGTCAAAAAATGTTTGTTTCAAGGAAAAGATTTGAATGCTGAAGTCAAAGAGCATATGGTGAAAGAACTTGGTGATGTCATGTGGTATGTGGCACAAGGCTGCATGTCATTGGGTGTTACTATTGAGGACATATTACAAGCAAATATTAAAAAGTTAGAACAACGATATCCTAATGGATTTGAAAAGATTCGCTCTGAGAAAAGAGCGCAGAAGGATGTATAATGGATTTTTTTCAAGAAATAGCAAAGATTGCTGGAAATGAATACGCTGCATTGGTATCGGATGGTGTTGAGGCAGGAGATGTTGATTCATTCATTGATACTGGATCATATATATTCAATGCACTTCTTTCTGGCTCTATTTTCGGAGGATTACCATCAAATAAGATTACTGCCATTGCAGGTGAGTCGGCAACAGGCAAAACATTTTTTGTTTTGGGAATGGTTAAGAGTTTTCTAGATTCTAATCCAGAGGCAGGAGTTTTGTATTTTGAATCAGAATCTGCTATTACAAAGCAGATGATTATTGACAGAGGAATTGATCCGAGTCGCATGGTGATACTTCCAGTCACCACAGTTCAGGAATTTAGAACGCAAGCAATAAAAGTTCTTGACAAATATATTGAATCTGATAATAAAAAACCAATGATGATTTGTCTGGATTCTCTTGGCATGCTTTCAACAACCAAAGAAGTCGAAGATACATCTGATGGTAAAGAAACAAGAGATATGACTCGAGCTCAGGTGATCAAAGCTGCATTTAGAGTCTTGACACTTAAACTTGGACGTGCTAAAATACCTATGGTAGTCACAAATCATACCTATGATGTTGTTGGTTCGATGTTTCCTGCCAAAGAAATGGGTGGTGGTTCAGGATTAAAATATGCTGCTAGTTCTATTGTGTATCTTTCAAAGAAGAAAGAAAAGGATGGGACTGAAGTTGTAGGAAATATAATTCATTGTAAAAATGCTAAATCTAGATTGACTGTTGAGAATAAACAAGTTGATGTTAGATTGATGTATGACAGTGGATTGGATCGCTATTATGGATTGCTGGAACTTGCATTGAAGCATGGAATATTCAAAGCAGTATCAACAAGAATTGAATTGCCAGATGGATCAAAAACATTTGGAAAAACAATTAACAATGATCCTGAGAAATTCTTTACAGAAGAAATTATGAAACAACTTGATGATTTTGCCAAAAAAGAATTTAAATATGGACAGCAGAAAATAGAGGAGACTGAAGAATCTACAGAAATTGAGTTATTGAATGGATAATTATATTAAATGTTATAACAACGTTGTTTCTGAAGATTTTTGTAAAGAAATTATAGATTTCTTTGAAAAGAAAACAGAGCATCATGAAAGAGAATGTATAGATAGTTTTTATTCATTTACTCAAGTTAAATTGCAATTACATAAAGAATGGGAATATTTTTCTGACATTTTAGAAAATGTTTTAAAAAATTTAGTATACAGATATGTTAGTGATTTAAAGATAGAATTACATAGATTTCCAGAAAAATATGGATTTGAAATTTTTAGAATGAAGAGATATTTACCAGATAATGGAGATCAATTTAGAACTCATGTAGATGTTACAGATTATGCATCAGCAAAAAGATTTTTGGTTTTTTTCATATATTTAAATAATAATAAAGGTGGTGATACCGTATTCCCAGACTTTAATATAAAAATAAAACCGAAGATTGGAAAGGTGTTAATGTTTCCACCATTATGGACTCATTATCATGCTGGATTAAAACCTATCAAAGAACCAAAATATATAGTTGGAAGCTATTTGCACTACGTTTAAAAAAGGAAAAGGAATGAAAAAGAAATTGTATAAAATATTGGAAATGGACAACAATTTAAATCAATTAGCGTCGATAGAATTGTTAGAAGATGCAGGAAAATATGCAGGAATTGTATATCGTTATGGACAAATAAAATTTGCTAATAAAGAAAATGATGATGGAACTTATACATTATCATTTGATTGGGATATATTGAAATATAATGATATTCCAGAAAATGAACTAAACAAAGAGGAATTGGCAGATATTATATGCGTGATTATTGAAGAATTATTAGAACTAGCATTAAATAAAAAAGAAGGATTTCATGTCGGAACAAATAACGATAGAGAAGACGATACTATCTCAGTTAATTTACAATGAGCCGTATGCCAGAAAAATACTTCCATTTTTAAAATCAGAATATTTTCACGAAAGAAATGATAAAACATTATTTGAAGAAATTCAAAAATTTATTCTTAAATACAAAAATCTTCCTTCCAAACAATCTCTAGAAATTGATCTTGACAATAGAAGAGATCTCTCCGATGAAGAATATAAAACTATTCTGTCAGAAATAAAAAATCTTGACAAAACTGATGTAGATCAAGAATGGTTAGTACAAACTACAGAAAAATTTTGTAAAGACAAAGCTGTCTATAATGCAATTCTTAAAGGCATTGGAATTATTCAAGGAAAAGATAAAAAACTTTCTCCTGAAGCACTTCCTAATATTCTAACTGAAGCACTTTCTGTTGGATTTGATAACCATGTTGGACATGACTATATTGAGGATGGTGAATCTAGATTTGAGTTTTATCATCGTAAAGAAGAAAAAATTGAATTCGATCTTGAGTTTTTAAACAAAATTACAAAAGGTGGATTATCACCCAAAACATTGAACATTGCACTTGCTGGAACTGGTGTTGGTAAATCATTGTTCATGTGTCATTATGCTGCCAGCTGTCTTTCTCAGAATAGAAATGTTTTGTATATTACTCTCGAGATGGCTGAGGAAAAGATTGCAGAAAGAATCGATGCTAATTTGATGAATATTCCTATTACAGATTTGGAAACAATTTCCAAAAAGATGTTTACAGACAGACTAGATAAGATTCAGAAAAAAACACAGGGTAAACTTATAATAAAAGAGTATCCGACTGCTGCAGCACATTCTGGGCATTTTCGTGCGTTGATCAATGAATTGGCATTGAAGAAATCTTTCAAACCAGATATAATCTTTATTGATTATTTGAACATTTGTGCTTCCTCTAGATTCAAAACAAATGCAAATGTTGGATCATACATGTATGTAAAGGCAATTGCTGAGGAATTAAGAGGATTGGCTGTAGAGAATGATGTTCCCATTGTCAGTGCAACTCAAACAACCAGAGGAGGATATTCAAACTCAGATGTTGATTTGACAGATACTTCAGAATCATTTGGACTTCCTGCAACTGCAGATTTAATGATTGCTCTGATTGTAACAGAAGAACTTGAAAAATTAAATCAGATTATGGTCAAGCAATTGAAGAATCGATATAATGATCCAGCAATTAATAAAAGATTTGTGATTGGCGTTGATCGTAGTAGAATGAAGTTGTATGATTGTGAACAGAATGCCCAAAATGATATACAAGATTCAGGAGTTGATTTGGATATTGGAATTCAATCTAATTATGAAAAGTTCTCAGACTTTAAAATGTAATCATTATAAATATTTTGATATAAGAGAATTTGGAGATAGATTTGATAAATTTTAATGATTTTCTGGCTGAAGGAAAAGAAAATAAAAATCTGCATTTGGAACACATCGAAGATCAAATAATCAATTTTGGTATTGATGGTGGTCGTGCTGCAATCAATTTCTTAA